TTAACATCGCCACCACCTGCTGCTCTTACAGCATCGGCTGTCATTACAAATTCGTTTTTGCTTAATCTTGCAGGGACGTCGTCCGCTCTCTCTTTTTTACCTATTGGCACGAATCCACCACCTCGTAGATCCATTTCTTTACCGCCAAGATCCATTATACCACCATCTTTCATTTTTACAACACCTCCATCTTTTAGTCCCAATAATCCTAGTGTCTCATTAATTACGTCTTCAGAGTGATTTCCTGCGATCATAGCAGTTCTGATAGCTAATCTTCTATCATCATCAGAGGCTGTCTGCATTATACCTGTTCTCTCTTCATAATCCTCTAATTCTTTTTCATAATTTTTTAAAGCTTCTCTAGCTGTAGCCATACCTAAATCTACTGATCCTTGTCCTAATGGTGTTGATATTGCGCCTAGTGTTGCCATATCCAACCCTGGTGTTGCACCTCCTGGTCTTAAAATATCTGCCGCACTTCCTAAACTTTCAGAGGTTCTTCCTAAAAATTCTGTTCCAGATTTTAAGATGCCTGAATCCATACCTGCAGCTTTATCTGCAAAAAATTTAGGTGCACCAGGTGCTGTTAACGCACCTGTACTTGTTGCTAACAATGCAGATAATCCAGAAATTTCTCCTTCATTACCTTCTTGTGCTAATTGTGAAAATATGTTTGCACCACCAGATAGTAAACCTCTTGCTGCCATTTGTTGTGCAGCTTGTGTTTTAAGTAAACCAGATGCAAACCCACTTCCAAATCCAGGGGGTAACATAAAAGGTGTTAATGCAGCTGCATAAGGTAAAAAAGGTTTGATCTCATTAGGTACAACTTTACCTAAAAACCTTGCAATTGGCTTAGTAATCTTCTTTGTTACCTTTTTACGTTTTCTGTTTAATTTTGATAAAATTCCCATGGTCTATTAATTTACTTGTTTTTCCTACTTCCGTCAATCGCTGATGTTAGTCGCTGCACCCAAAGGTATTGATTCTACAGTGACATGAACATCTCTTCTAATATGCTCAGATTTAGTAGCAGTGTTAGGATTTTGTACATCCTGCATAGCTTCAGCATCTGACATATACTCTTGACCTGTTTCTGTGTTTGTTAATGTTACTTCTGTTTTAGGTGTAATGACCGGAACTCTTTTACCGTCTATTATTTCATACCTTACAGAAGCCTCTGTTTCTATAAATGGCATTATCTATCCTCCCTATTTATTTCTAGTATAGATGCAACAACATCAACTGCACCACTCGTTGCTTGCACTTTTAATATTTCACTTTCTTCCATAATTAAAGGCTCTGTCAATACTTGTTCTTTTTGACCAGAAGTTAAACTGACGTCGTTATCAATTACAAAAGCTGTGCCTGCTGCATTAGTTAAAGTTACTTTTACAACTGCTGAACCTGCAGCATCTTCTGCTACATTTATAGATTTAACAATAGCTCTAGAGTTGGAGGGAACAGTGTATAAACTTGTAAGATCTGTATTAGTTAAACTTACTTTATCATTTTTATATATATTTGCCATTTTATCCTAATCCAAAAAATGTGTATCTTTCAGAGTCTTCTTTTAATTGTGTTAAATAGGTAGCGTTTAATTGTTCTACCACTGTAGAGATAGCTCTATTAATTTGTCTTTGATTATCCTCTGTATATTCTTTTTTAGGTTCTGGTAATCTTACTACTATCTTTGTCATTATCTTCTACCATCTGGTTGTAGATCTACTTGAAAGGTACCAAATCTCCATGCCTCACCTGATCCGGTATTTTCTATCTTAATACTAGCGTATCTCCCTCTTGCTCTTGTATCTACTTTATTTGTAGATGATGTAATTGTAAAGGGGCTTAATGGAGAATCTGATCTAGTTTCAGCTGGAAAATCGCTTATTCCAATAGTCACTTTATTATTTCCTGTTAAAACTTTAAAGTTAGGTAAGAATCTTCTCATAGCTAAAAAAATTTCACTCTGATCTTTTTGTAAAGAAAAACTAAATGATTGCACAAAAGATGTTAAAGTTGTTGTGCTACCATCAGGATTAATTTGATCCGTTCCAATCTCATGTTCAAATAATACACTTCGACCTAATCCCGTCTCACCTACTACAGCTGGAAAAGTTCCTGTGGCTGTACTATTGTAAGCTGTCGCATAAGGTTTAGGATAAATTAAAGAATCAATCCAAGTGGTTCTAATGGAATTAGTATTTGTTCCGCCATACCAATTACCCATAGGTAATCTAGCATTATCTTCACCATAGTTGTAAGCAACATATCTATTATTAAAATCAGAACCTGATGTTGGATACCACCACGTTACTTCTGTAAATAGATTATTAATGCCTGCATTTATTTGTTGACCTTTTGTAGTATCAATGTTGTCATAAACATCATCTTCTACAGAACAAGGCAATGAGTTAACGGTACCATCAAAAGAGAAGAAACCATTTGTACCCATCCAATATGCAACACCATCTATTTCAATAGCTGCATTCTGTCCAATCAAACCACAGTTCGTGCCCACTTGTTCAAAACCAAATGTAAAAGGTGCACCAACAAACTTCATTGTATAAAGTGCGTTGTCTGTCCAAACTAGAATATTTTCTTTTGCAACTAATGCACCCATAATTTTTGTGCCGTCTTGTAATCTTTGTGTGCCAGCTGTGTTTGTAGCTTCAACTGTATATTGATTTATATCTTCATCTGCAGAGAATCTTATAAACATATCGTCTTGTGTTGTTGGATCACCAATCGTTGTTTCAGTGCCAAAATGAATTAAGTGTCTTGTTGTTGGAGAAACTAAAGTTGATCTTGTTGCTGTTGGATTATTGTTAGTTGCAAATCCTGATGTTGTTGTTGATGCTCTCGTTGTGAGTCTAGCTGCAATTCCTGCATTCCAAGTAAAAGTTTTACCATTTAACACAGTTGCAATAAGCACCTCTCCAAAATTACTTAAAGACCAAAGTCCAGGTTCTAATGTAACTGTAGATGCTTCTACTGCACTTCCAAACCCTGTAAAATCTGTTGCGTTGGTTACCGTTGCACCATCACTATGAGCTTGACCATTTGATGTGCCTGCAGTTGCTGTGCCTAAAGCACCTCTAGTAATACCTGTTAACTCATTACCTGCAACACCTGTGTAAGTTATTAATTCATTACCAACAGCTATTGTACCTGATGGACTTGGAAAACCTGTTGTTGACGTTAGTCTAATTTGTGTAGCTGAACCATTGTTACCTTGTGTATCCGCGCTCAACGCTCCGTCTAAATCATTTTGTAGAGCACCTGTAATTGTACCACCATAATTTCCAATACCAAATCCATAACCATAAGATTGTGCAGCTGGGCCAACAGGTTCATAAGGTTTTAAAGTTATACTACCACCAGCAGATACTGTGCCGGTTGCAGCTGATCCCATTGTAATTGTAAAAGTTGTTGGACTTGGAACACTAATAACTTGAAAGTTTTTATCTTCAAAGTCTGATGCTGAGAATCCTGTGCCACTTGGTAAAGTAACGCTATCAAATAAAACTATATCACCTACATTTATATTATGTGCAGCTGAAGTTGTTATTGTAACTGTTGTTGTAGAGTTTGTTGAAAGTGTTGCACCAGTAATATCAGCTTTCAAAGGTGTAACATCAAAAAGTTGTCCTTCAAAATATACAAGTAAAAATTTATCTGTACCAATAGCCACATATCTATTTCCTTCTTTATCTACGAATGGTAACATTTTTCTAGCCACACCAACTATTGTATCTGTTAATAGAGATTGCCAGCCACCAACTTTTTCTGGTAGGCCATATCTAAATCTTACATTATCAGAATCAACCCAACGACCTTCAGCGCCAACAGCTGTGTCTTGTTTATCAATTCCAGGTGCGAATTTAATTTTGGTTAGAGCCATGTGTTAGCTCCTATGCTGTGTTTGTTTTGAAAGCCCAACCTCTAGTAGCATCTACGTAAACTAAAGTTATAGCTTGTCCGTTTGTACTTAAAACTAGATTAGATGTTCCTGAATTTATGGGTTGACCATTTCTATCAATGGTTAAATTGTTTGAATTAAATGTACCTCTAGTATCTATGATAGTAATTTCATCTCCTACTGCTGGAGATGAAGGTAAATCAATTTCTATAGGATTAGCTGTTGTATTAGCAAAAATTTGTGCTCCTGCTACAGCTGCGTAAGGTGAGTTAGAATCTGTTATAGTTGCATAACCTTTTTCTATAATTCTTGTTGTTGTGTTTGTACCATCAGAAACACAAAGTAAAGTTGATCCTGGTGGAACAGGTTGAGATGTGCCACTAGCGGTTAACACACTTAATGTTCTATTAGATGTTCCTCTAACTGTTTCATCACTTATGATCCAAACTCTTTCAGATCCCGATGGCATTGTTAAAGTTCTGTCACCAGCTAAAGTTCCAGATAGCTTTAAATAAAAGTTTTTACCATTTGATGTTGCACCATCTGATAAAAGTAAAGTTACACTTGCACCAGCCATATCTATATCTTGATAACCACTAGCGCTTTGTTCTAAAATTTGTAAGTTAGTATTTGTAATAGTACCCCAAAGACCAGCTTTCTCTCCGGTTGCTACTATTTCTAATTTTAAATCTGATGAAAATGTTGATGCCATAATTTTAACTCGGATCTATAGGTGTCCAAACCATGTTTGCTCCTGGAACTATTTCGTTCCATGTAATTATACCAGGCTCTTTTGTATCTACCGTTAGTGGTACCCCACTAGGGCTTACAAGTGCCGTACCTGTGATTGTAACATTTCCAGTGGCTAACGTCAATGGATTTGCTGTAGGAGAAGCCGTAGCATCTGCTGTGACTGTAACGGTGCCAATACCTAATGTTAGTGGGTTAGCTGTAACACTTATATTTGCTTGACCTGTGATACTTAAAGTACCGAGACCTAAAGTTAATGGATTAGGAGTTGCCTCCTCTGTAACAGCATCTGCTATGACCCCTACACTACCAATAGTAATAGTTAATTGATTACCTGTTACAGCTACAGCTACATCTGTATCTGGTCCTGATGTAGCAAATGGTAATGCTGATATTGCGTCAAATCCTAAACTCATAAATAATCCTTAAAAGGAGACAGGGGGTATGTGGTGGTGCCCTGCCTCCATCTAAGAATTATATACTATATTTTTATAGTATCAACTCTGTTAATTCAGAGTTAGATCCCACAGAGCCTTTATAAAAAGTATTAAAAGCTAGACTTATTCTTGTGTTATTACCTTGTTTAGTTTCTACTTGATGAGTGGTTGATGATGGAAACATAAATAAATTACCTGTTTCGACAGGAAAAAACCAAGTGCCAGAATTCCATAAATTATATTTAGTATTATTTATTTCTGGGGATATTTGTCTATAGACTATAGGATCTGAAAAAAGTATTTTGTCATTTTTTATATCGGAATCAAAATATAATACACCAGATATTACTGAATTAGGATGTTGGTGTTGATGGTGATATTGATTAGCGTCGGTATAGTTTAACCACGATTGAGTTATATATAGTTCTATATTGTTTTTTGGACAAATAATAGTATTTAAATAATTTTTACAATGTTTATCTAAAAACTTTTTTATATTTTTAAATTCTTTGTTATTTAATATATAAGTATCTTTTGTACTAAAATTACCAATATTATTTTTACAATGTTTTTTGTGTTCTTTTACAAAATTTAACTCTTGTTTTGTAAATCCTCTATCCATTTTTGTTGTATAAATGGGTATCGGAAAAATAGAATGTATTACAGGTTCTTTCATTAATAACACCAAGATACAAAAGAGTATCTTGTTCCTTTTTTAACTGGTTTAACTAAATGCGGATATAAAAATACAGATGGGAATAAAATTAAGTCTCCAGGTTTAAATTTTATTTCGTAATCATCAAACATAATAAACTCGCCTCCTTGATAGTCATCATTTAAAACTCCAACAATACTTAATATTGGTATTCCTCTTCTTTCTCCTTCAAACATACTATGAATATGATCACTATGTTTAGACATAATTTGATTTTTATCATATCTATTAAATCTTATTTGATTGAAACCTTTCCAACCAGTAAAAGTTTCACCACCTATTTTATTAATCACAATATATTTTTCTAATGCTTTCCATGTTAAATGATGTAATTCTTTAAAGTAAGTTAAATTTCTTCCATAACAAACATCAAGTTCTTTATTACCATTTTTTGAGACGTCTTCATATTCTTGATGGTCTGAATATGTATGTCTTTCCCAGGTTGTATCTTTAGATAATTCTTCTATAGATTTATTACAAATATTTTTAGGAACCCAATTGTTTAAATGAAGTATGTAATCTTTTAAGTTTTTTTCCATTAATCAAAATAATTAAAATTTAATATATATCTAAAATCAACATTTGTTGATTTTGTTGCTCTATGTTCTATGTCAGAATTAAAAATTACTATTTTATTTTCTTCTGATTTTATAAATTTAATTTCATCGTTAATTTTAAACTCTGTGCCACCATCACAAGTATTAAGATAAAGGATAGCAGTTTTACATTTATACGAGTTATCAGTGTGAAAAGCACAAGCATCTTTTTTTAAAAAACAAGATGGAGCTAAATTTGCTCTAACCTCTACTACAGCTTTTGAATTTAATTTTTTTAAAATAGGAATAATATATTTAAAATATGCGTCACAATTTATTTGATTATTATTATAAAAAGAATGAGTAAAATAACCTAAATTGTCAGTTGTTCCTACGACCATAGTTTTTCTTTGAAACCACGAAAATTCTGATTCCATAATAAAAGTTTTTAAATCATTAAAAAACGCTGCATCTAAAAAATTATTAATACTATTCATAATTAATAATTGCGTAAGTAAATATTTTAGGATTCGTCGGAGTTACTACTTTGTATTCTACGTTAGAGTCAAAAGACACTAATTGATTTTCTGTGCTTTTAATAAAAGTATTATCAATCTCGATACCACCATTAGTATTATTAGCAAATAAAACTGCTACTTTAGTATTTGGTTTATGGTGATTAATTAAATATTTTTGTGGTTTTAATGTTTTAGTGAATAAATTAAATTTTACTGAGTGTAATTTTTTGTGTGATATTTTTTCTAACGCCGGTCTAATCATTTGTAAATAATTAATAAAAATACGAGATGTTAAATTAGAATCTTTTATAATTTCATTTGAGAATTTATATCCTTCACAAGGTCTATAATTTACAAAATCATTGTAAAACCAAAAAAATGTATCTCCTGTTAATGTGTCTCTAATACTAGAAAACAATACAGGGTCTATAAAATCATTTACAATGTTAAATTTTTTACTTTCTTTTGACATACCCACAATGTGATTAAACTATTTATTAAGAATTGTCAATCACTTGCCAAGTTTGATTTTCCTCATTCCAAGAATATGTTTGTCCATCATTAGGATAAGCGACTGGTGCTTCCCATTTACAAGACTCTTCATTTAATGTCCAACTTGAATAAGGTTTAGGAGGTATAAAAGCATTTCTATCTTCATCGTAAGTATAACCAATAGCAGCGTGATTTTTTCTAAGTGGAGTTCCACTTAGTTTATGTTCTCCACCATTAGTATTATAAGATGTTTGTTTCCAAATTGCCCAACCTGTTAATTTAGTTAAAAAATCAATTCCAATACCTTCTTGTTCAACACCATTACTATCTAGTAATTCATTGTTGTGAACAGAAAGAACTTCTATTACTTTATTGTTTAATCCTATTTTTGCAAAACTAGCCATTATGTTGTGTAACTCCCTGAACCTGTAAATGTTAATATTGTTTTTTCTTCACCATCACTAGTTGTTGAAATTGTTGGTGAACCTGAAGTTGTACCAGAATAATGAATAGTTGGAATACTTAAAATAACTACTCCTTTTCCTCCAGCACCACTATTTGAGGCACTACCAGAGCTTACTCCACCACCACCTCCGCCACTTCCTGTGTTTGCTGTTCCATCTACACCAACAGTTGAACCATTTGCACCACCATTTCCACCACCACCTGATCCACCAGTACCTATTGAATTAGGTGATTTTGCACCACTACCACCACCACCTGCTCTTGTGACAGAAGAACCTGTTATTGATGAAGCTACACCATCTCCACCATTTGCAGAATCATTACTAGATGTGCTTGAACCTACTGCACCAGCACCGCCTCCGCCGCCACCTCCAGCATTTGTGCTTGTTTGTCCACCGCCATCTTTTCCTTGACTTGGTGTTGTACTTGGTGTGTTACCAGAACCTCCTGAAGTCGTAGCAGCACCACCGCCACCACCACCAGAGCCACCATTCCCACCATTGTTGGGATAAGATGATCCATGTCCACCCCCAGCAGATGTGGTTGTTGTTAAACCAGAACCAGAAATTGATGAATTACTACCAGCGTTACCATTAGTTCTGGTTGATGTTTGAGTTGCACCACCATCTCCTACTGTAACTGTTATTGTTGTTCCAGTTGATGCTATAGATTGTGTTGATTCTCTATAACCACCAGCACCACCACCTCCTGCACCAGCACCGCCTGATATTTCTTTTGCACCACTACCTCCACCACCTATAACAAT